TTGTCTGTAACCACTGGGGTCTAAAAATCTAGGCACTGCTACAGGTAGTGGGGTTGCCCACACAATATAGTTCTTTAAGGTTCGTTCAATTTGTGCTAGATAAATAGCATGGCTTACAAAACACCAGCATGGATGAGAAAAGCAGGGAAGAATCCGAAAGGTGGACTCAATGCTAAAGGTCGTGCATCTTATAAAGGTGGTACACTAAAAGCACCTGTTAAGAGTGGCGACAATCCTCGTAGAGCATCTTTCCTTGCTAGAATGGGGAACATGCGTGGCCCAGAGTATAAGAATGGAAAGCCGACTAGACTTCTTTTAAGTTTGAGAGCATGGGGTGCTTCCTCAAAAGCAGACGCAAGAAAGAAAGCTAGAAATATATCAATGCGTCTTAAAAAGAAAAAAAAGAAAGGTAAATAGTTATGTATGGTAAAAAGTCATCAAGTAAGTCAATGTTAAAAGGTAAACAAAAAAATCTACCTCCTGCATTGAAGAAAAAGATACTAGCTTCTAAGATGAAAAAGAAAAAGAAAAGTGCCTAAATATTGGGTGCGTGTTTGGATATTAGGAGATACACAACTATTGGAGGAGAATGTTTTGACAGAGGAAGAGTTTAAAAATTTTTCTGCTCCAATAGGTACAAGAGTAACATATGAGGATTATGATGCAAAGATACACACCAAAAACTGACCAAGAGAATGGTCGTAACAATTCAAGGAGAAACTATGAAGAGTCAAGAGAAATCAGAAAAAGAAGCTCCCAAGAACAAAGAACATATGAAAATGTTAAAGAGAGGGGAGAAAACAGCGAAAGCAATACTGGAAGCGGAAGCTAAAGAAAAGAAAGAACGAAGAGCAAGACAAATAAAACAGTACGCAGAAATTAAAATGATGAAAGGACATTCTGAAGAACAAGCCTTGAAAATGGCAGAAGAACAGATTACAACAGACCTATGATGAAAAAATTAACAAAAAGACAGGAAACTACCTTAAAGAAACATTCTGTCCATCACACTAAAAAACATATGGACTTTATGAAAAAGGAGATGCGGAAAGGAAAAACATTTACTATTGCACACCGAATGGCATTAAAGAAAATAGGGAAATAGTAAATGAGTAAAACTGCAACAAAAACAAAACCTAAACTATGGAAGCGTATTGTTGCTAGAATAAAATCACAAGCATCACATGGTACTGCGAGTGGACAATGGTCAGGAAGAAAAGCCCAAGCGGCAGTTAAGGCTTATAAGAAAGCAGGTGGTGGATATAGAGGTGGTGGTAAATCTAAAACATCATTAGCTAAATGGTCTAAGCAAAAATGGAGAACTAAGTCAGGTAAACCATCATCAAAAACAGGAGAAAGATATTTACCAGCAAAAGCAATTAAATCTTTATCTGCAAGAGAATATGCTCGTACTACTGCTAAGAAAAGAAGAGATAAAGCATCAGGTAAACAATTTAGTAAACAACCAAAGTCAATAGCAAGAAAAGTAAAAAGATATAGAACATGACAATCTATAGTCAAATACCTTTGAGAGATTTACAAAGGTTAAGAATAGTAGTTAAGAATAATCATATGAAACATTATCCAACAGATAAAGTAACAGACAAAGAAGCGGATAGAATCATTGAATCTATATCTCCACATACAAGAGAAAAATTAATCAAGTTAGCGGTAGATTATGGGATCACTGAATTATAAACCTGATGGTCAGGTATTAAAAAATTTTTTAAAAGATAATGATTTTTTTAGAGGACTTCGTGGCCCAGTTGGTTCAGGTAAATCTGTTGCTTGTTGCATAGAAATTATTAGAAGAGCATTAATACAACAACCATCTGAAGATGGTAAAAGAAAATCAAGATGGGCTGTAATAAGAAATACAAATCCACAATTAAGAACTACTACAATTAAAACTTGGCTAGATTGGTTTCCTGAAGAAGAATGGGGAAGATTTCAATGGAGTGTACCTTATACTCACAAGATAGCAAAAGGAGATATAGAACTAGAAGTTATCTTTTTAGCACTTGATAGACCTGAAGATGTAAAAAAATTATTATCATTAGAACTTACTGGTGTATGGATTAATGAAGCAAGAGAAATACCTAAGTCAATTATAGATGCTTGTTCAATGAGGGTAGGAAGATATCCATCTATGAGAGATGGTGGCCCAAGTTGGTATGGTGTTATTGCAGATACTAACCCACCTGATACAGATCATTGGTGGGCTATACTTGCAGGAGAAACTGTAATACCTGACTACATAACAAAACAAGAAGCTAAGATGTTAATTAAACCTGATAATTGGAAATTTTTTAATCAACCACCTGCTATGTTAGAAATGAAGAATAAAGAAAATGAAGTAGATGGTTATGATGTAAATAATAAATCTGAAAATCAAAAGAACCTTACACCAAACTATTATAAAAATATTATACGAGGTAAAACTAAATCTTGGATTGATGTATATGTATTAAATAAATTAGGACAAGTAGAAGATGGTAAACCTGTATATGAATCATTTAATGAAGAAGTTCATGTTGCAAAAGGAGATGTTGCTATAGCTGAGGGTGTTCCAATATTCGTAGGTATAGATTTTGGTCTTACACCTGCTTGTGTATTTGCACAGCGTATTAGAAGTAGATGGGTAGTTATAGATGAATTAGTTGCAGAAGATATGGGTATAGTAAAGTTTTCAGATGTAATGAAACAGCATATGGCAAAATATTTACCAAGAGATTTTTATATATATGGCGATCCAGCAGGAGATCATAGAGTACAAACAGATGAATCAACACCATTTCAAATACTTAGAGGTAAAGGAATACATGCAAGACCTGCACCATCAAATGATGTATTGATAAGATTAGAATCTGTAAATTCAGTATTATCAAGAATGGTAGATGGAGAGTCAGGGATATTACTTGATCCTAAATGTAATAATTTAATTCGTGGTTTTTCAGGTGGATATCACTATAGACGACTTCAAGTATCAGGAGAAAGATATGATGATAAACCAAATAAAAATAGATTTTCTCATATTCATGATGCTTTACAATATTTACTTTTAGGAGCAGGAGAGGGAAGAGCATTGACTATTGGCAAGAAATCTAATAAACCTGTAGTTGCGAAAAGGAACTTTAATGTATTTGATGTTAAACCTAAAAGCGTTTACGAAAGGAGAAGATAAATATGTGTGCAGGCCCATTTAGACCAAAAGCTCCCCCACCACCTCCACCACCAGTCGAGGAGGAAAGTGTAAGGCAACAAAGAAAAAGATTAAGAAATCAAGAGATGGCAGAAAAGAAAAAATTAAAAGAACAACAATTTGAAGAAAGAGTTGCCGCTTTCACAGGTAGAAGAGGTAGAAGATCGTTATTAGCAGGTAGAAGAGGCGGACAAGGTTTTGAAATTTCAGCTCAACTTATGTCTAAAAATACTTTAGGAGCATAATGGTAGTTGAAGTAAAACCACAAAGACCAGAAGAATATTCTGAATCGCCAGTAAAAAAATTACTTAATAGATATAATCATGCAAAAGCTATTAAGGATTTATGGCTTCCTACATTTGAAGAATGTTATGAGTATGCTTTACCACAAAGAGAATCTTTTTATACTGAATCTATTGGTAGAAGAAGATCAGATCGTATATTTGATGAAACAGCAGTAGTAGGAGTTCAAGAATTTGCAAGTAGATTACAATCAGGAATTGTACCTAATTATGCAAGATGGGCAGACTTTGTAGCTGGTTCAGAAGTTCCAAAACAAAATCAAAGAGAAGTTAATTTATTATTAGATGAAGTAACTGAGTATGTATTTGAGATATTACAAAACTCAAACTTTTCCCAAGAGGTACATGAAACATTTTTAGATTGTGCAGTAGGTACAGGTGTACTTTTAGTAGAAGAGGGAGATGCAATACAGCCAGTAAAATTTAAAGCAATACCATTACCACAAATAGTTTTAGACTCAGGATTTGATGACAAAGTAGATCATATCTATAGAAAAAGAATGATAAGAATGAAAGAGTTATTAGTAGCATATCCAAATGGAACATTGTCAGAAAAAATGAATATGGATATGGAAAAAATGAGTGAACATGAATGTGAAATTATAGAAGTAGTTTATAGAGAATATAGTAATACAAAAGAAGAAGAATATAAGTTTTGTGTAATTGCACCAATGTATGAACACAAAATAGTTGAAACTACATTTAAAGGTTTAGGTTCTAATCCATATATAATTTATAGATGGTCTAAAGTTGCAGGAGAAGTTTATGGAAGAGGGCCACTACAATTAGCATTACCTGCAATTAAAACTTCTAACTTAGTTATAGAATTAATTTTAGAAAATGCACAAATGTCTATATCAGGAATGTATCAAGTAGAAGATGATGGTGTAATTAATGTAGATAATATTTCATTAATTCCAGGTACTATTATTCCAAAAGCAATGGGATCATCAGGACTTCAACCTATTGCACCAGCAGGAAATTTTAATGTAAGTGATCTTGTATTAAGAGATATGAGAACAAATATAAAAAAAGCATTGTACAATGAAATGCTAGGAGTTGCTAATGAAAAAACTCCAATGTCTGCAACAGAAGTAGCAGAAAGAATGGCTGATCTATCACGACAAATCGGAGCGGCATTTGGTAGATTACAAGCTGAATTAGTAAATCCTGTTTTGCAAAGAGTAATTTATATACTCAAAAAGCAAGGAAGAATAAAAATACCAGTAGTAAATGGTAGAGAAATAAAAATTAAATCTTCTTCTCCATTAGCACAAGCACAACACCAACAAGATGTAGCAACACTTGATAGATTCTTAGGAATGGTACAAGCAAGAGTTGGCCCACAATTATTGAATGTTTTGATTAAACAAGATGAAGCGGCAAAGTTTGTAGCTAAAAAATTAGGAGTGCCTGAAGAGTTAATTAGATCGCCTGAAGAAATGCAACAGGCGGCACAACAATTCCAAGAAATGCAACAAATGGCACAACAAAATAATCAAGGAGAACCACAGCAATAATGAGAGTGTCATGCATAATTCTGTACTTGTTATAAGCGATTTACATATCCCTTATCATCACAAAGATTCTTTTAGATTTTTAAAAGCAATCAAAAAAGAATTTAAACCTGATACTATAATTAATATAGGCGATCTATTAGATTTTCATGCAATATCAATGCATGACCACAATCCTGATTTACCAAGTGCAGGACATGAATTAGATATAGCAAGAGAATATGTAAAAGAACTAGAGGGAATATTTCCTGAAGTAACAGAAGTAGATTCTAATCATAGTAGTTTAGTTTACAGAAGAGCATTAAGATATGGTATGTCAAAACAATTCTTAAAACCATATGGAGATTTTTTAGGAACTCGTAAATGGAAATGGATTGATGATATTACTTTAAAATTAAGTAATGGTAAAAAATGTTTCTTTACACATGGTAGAGCGGCAGACATATTAAAAGTTTCACAGACAATGGGTATGAGTGCAGTACAAGGTCATTATCATACAAAATTTGTTATATCATATTGGGCTAATCCTGATGATATATTTTTTGGTATGAATGTTGGCTGTTTAATAAATCAAAAGAGTATGGCATTCTCATATGCAAAAAATTTTAGAACAAGATTTATTATTGGATGTGGAATAATACTAAATGGAATACCAAGATTACTTCCAATGGTATTAAATAAAAATGGTAACTGGATAGGAGAGATAGTATGACAGATAAAATAAATCCTGATTATTATCAAAAAGGAGAATGTACTTGTGGTAAAAAACTACAAACATATGATTGGGTAAAAGACTTACCATATGCAGATGCTACATCTATAAAATATATAATTCGTCATAGAGATAAAGGTGGATCAACCGATATCAAAAAGGCGATATGGTTTTTAAAAAAGATATTGATAGATGAGTACAAAGAAACCGAGTAAACCTATAGTTGTAGGAGATAAACGATATTACAAATATCTTATAGTTTGGGAAGATATTGTAGGGGATTCTACAATTACAGACTACAATGAGTTTAATAATATGCATTGTGCATTAATACATACAGAAGCATATATATTCAAAAAGACTAGCAAATATGTATATTCTTTTGGTAGTTATCAAAATGAAAATGGAGAAATAGGATTTGGGGATAGAAATATTTACCCTAGAAGTGTAATTAAAAAGATGTTAAGGATATAATAAGAATGAATACAGAACAGAAAAATAAAGCCCTTATAGGTTTGGATAACTTTAAAAGAAGTTCTGATGAGGAAGAAAAACTTAATAGTGCTTTCTCAGCGTTATTTAGTACAGATGTAGGTGCATCTGTTCTCCAATACCTAAAGTCCATTACCATTGAATCGGTAGCTGGATCAGAGATATCAGATAACTCTCTAAGACATTTAGAGGGGCAAAGATATTTAGTTGGCTTAATACAAAGAAGAGTCAATAAAGGCAAAAGTCAAAAAATAGTAAAGGAGAAAACTAATGGCTGAAGAACAAACACAAGCAGTTGAACAGACACAAGAACCTGTACAACAAGAACAACCAAAGGAAAATGTTTCACATGAAACACAAGAAGCAACGACTACTGAACCTAGTCCTCGACCAGAATATATTCCTGAAAAATTTTGGAATACAGATAAAGGCGAGGTTAATATGGAAGAATTTGGTAAGTCTTATACGAACCTTGAAAAATATGTAGGTGGTAAAAAAGAAGAACTACGAGATCAAATTGTAGATGAACTTCAACAAGAAGCTATTGCAGAAAGACCTGAAAAGGTAGAGGGATATGAATTACCTAAATTACCTGAGGGTGTTACTGAAGAAATAGTAAATGCAAATCCTATGACAGAATGGTGGAAAAATTTCTGTTTTGAAAATGCATATGACCAAGAAGTATTTGAAGAGGGTGTAAATAAATATGTAGATATGTATGTTGGTAATCAAGTAGATGTTGATGCAGAAAAAGAAAAACTAGGAGAAAATGCAGATGCTAGACTTGATGCAGTAAATAACTGGGCATCAACATTTTTTACACCTGAACAATATGAAGCTATATCAGGAACACTTGGTCAAAGTGTAGATGGTATTGAAGCATTAGAAAAAATGATGAATGCTAATAAACAAACAATATCAAATGCACAAAACTTTACACAACCTGAAAGACCTCTAACATTAGAGGATGTTCGATCTATGATGAAAGATAAAAGATACTTTGATCCCAAAGAGAGAGATGAATCTTATGTGAAAAAAGTAGATGATGCTTTCGCAAGATTGTATCGTGGATAGGTTAATAGTAGAAAAAACTATACCTGAACATTGTTTTGATCTAGCCCCTAGACTTAAATCTATTGATAGATATGAGTTAGCTTTATGGGGGCTTGATCCATTAATGGCTTTATTACAACCTTTTAGATTTATTAGAAGAAAAAATATACATACATTCACAATTTTGACAGAATCTAAACAAGAAGTTGTTGCTATCTTTGGAGCTGTTTCAACAAAACATAATGAAAGAATAGGAACTATTTGGTTCTTAGCATCAGATTTATTAGATAAACATTATAAATACTTTCTTAAAAGAAATAAGAAATGGTTACATTACCTAGAAGAAAACTATGATTATCTATGTAATTATATAACAGAAGAGCATAAAACGAGTATAAGATGGTTAAAGTGGCAAGGATTTAATTTTTCTAAACCTATGCTTGTAAAAGATGTAAAAGTGTTGTATTTCTATAAACGACTACAAGATGTAGTCAAAATAGGAATGCAACCTGTTTTGAATGATCTCGGCCCTGCATGGAAAACTGAGTTAAGTCAAAAAAGATAATTGCTTAATTAACAACAACAACGACAAAAAGGAGGCAACATGAGTACATCTATTTCAACTGCTTTCATTAAGCAATTTGAGTCTGAAGTTCATATGGCTTATCAGCGTATGGGTTCAAAATTGCGTAATACAGTAAGGCAAGTAAATAATGTAAAAGGTAGCCAAGCGAGATTCCAAAAAGTCGGTACTGGTACTGCGGTGTCTAAATCAAGACATGCACAAGTTCCAACTATGGATATCTCTCACTCTACTGTTGATGTTACGCTTTCAGACTTCTATGCGGCTGATTATGTAGATCGTTTAGATGAATTGAAAACTAACATTGACGAAAGACAAGTCCTATCTCAATCTGCGGCGGCGGCTTTAGGTAGAAAAACTGACCAGACTATCATTGATGTATTAGATGCTGGATCAAACTCAAACAATGTAGCACATGGTTCTGCTGGATTAACTCTAGCAAAAGCATTTACAGTGTATGAAGCATTTGGTTCAGGAGATATACCTGATGATGGCCAAAGATACTTTGTAGTATCTTCTGCTGGTTGGGCTGATTTATTACAATTAGATCAGTTTTCTAGAGCCGAATATGTAGGGGAAGCACAACTTCCTTATGCAGGTGGCTTAACAGCTAAAAGATGGCTTGGCTTTATGTGGTTTACACACTCAGGTCTTTCAATTTCAGGAACAACTAGAGAGTGTCATGCTTATCATAGATCAGCATTAGGTACTGCTATGGGTTCTGAAATTAGAACTGAAGTAAACTACATTCCTGAAAAAGTCAGTAACTTAATCACATCTTATATGTCAATGGGTTCAACTATGATTGATAATAATGGTGCGATCAAAGTACAAATAACAGAATAATAAAGGAGGTCTTACATGGCATATTCAGCAAGTAACTTGAAAAAGATAGCTGGTGGTGCAACAGGAATCTTCTATTATGATTCTGCTGACGCTATCGGAACTATTGTAGGGAGTGGCTACTTTAATAGTGCAACCAACGAACTTAAACAAAATGATGTTATCATTGCGGTAGGTTCTACTGGTGGTACTAGAACTGTAGATATTCTAGTAGTATCATCTGCAACAGGTGCGGCTACAGTTACTACAACAAATGGTACATAACCAATAATGGTATGGGGGGATATTTACATTCCCCCATATCTAGTATAAGAATAAATAATGGCAGATAGTAAATTTGATATATGCAATAAAGCAATGGTATTAGTAGGTGCTAATACAATCTCTAGTTTTACACAAAATACAACAGAATCCAAAGTAGCAGGACAACTTTACGAATCAACTTTAGAAAATTTAATTACAAGATGCAGATGGAGATTTGCATCTAAGCAATCACAACTAAGTAAAAATACAACTAATCCTGATGCAAGATATGAATCTTCATATGCTTTACCTAGTGATGCATTAGTTATACATACAGTTACAGTAGCAGATGATGTTATTAAATATGACAGATATGGACAAAATTTATTTACAGACACAACATCTAGTGATACAGTTATTGCAGATTACACTTTCCAACCTAGTGAGAGTGATTTTCCTCCATACTTCAAACAGACGCTAGTTTTCGAACTAGCGTCTTTATTTGCAGGAGCAATAGCAAGAAACGATCAGTTATCTGAATTGTATCACAAAAGATCAATAGCCCAACTTGCAATAGCAAAAGGATTAGATGCACAAGCACAAACTACAAGAAGAATGGAAGTAGAAAGATTTAGAAATGTTAGAAATCATACAGCAATGAGCGGAATTAGATAGGATGAACTATGGCAAGACAAAGGGTTCATCAAGCTAGTTTTTTAAGAGGAGAACTTGATCCAAAAATATTATCTCGTGTTGATTTAGCGGCTTATGGTCAAGGATTAAAAAAAGCTAGAAATGTTGTACCAGTTAATCAAGGTGGTATAGAAAGAAGAAGTGGTAGTGTCTATAGAGCAAATCTAGGTGCTGTTACAAGAATAGAAACATTTATATTCAATGAAACACAGGAATATGTATTTGCATTTCAAAACCAATCATTAAAAATTTATTCTACTAATGGTACTTTGATAGCTACATTATCATCATGCCCTTGGGTTACTTCTGAATTGTTTGAATTAAACTTTACGCAATCAGGAGATACTATGATTATAGTGCATGAAAATTTTGTACCACAAGTTATTACAAGAGTAGGTGCAACATCTTTTGTAAGACAAGCATTTGGTTTTGAAGTAAGTCAAAATGGTGCTGACACATTTCAACCATATTTTAAATTTGCAGATGATAGTATTACATTAGATATTGATACAGCTACAGCAGGTACAGGTGTAACAGTAACAACTTCATCATCATATTTTACTTCATCTTATGTAGGAATGAAACTTAGATATCATGGATCAGAACTTACTATTACTGGATATATATCAGCTACACAAGTAACAGCGACATTAGAAAAAGATGTTGAAATTATTTTAGATGAAGATCCATTTGCAACAAAACAAGGATCAGGAGAAGTAACTGTTACTCATGTACAACATGGATTTTCTAATGGAGCAAGTATAGGTATTAGTGGAGCAGGAGATATATTTGATCCTGATGGTAATGGTTTAGCACAAGGTAATCTAAATGGTACAAGAACAATTACTATTATAGATGATAATCATTATAAGTTTACAGCAGGTTCTAGTGATACTGCAACTGAATCAGTAGATGGAGGTGGTGTAAGAGTAGTAATATCAGGACATCCACCTACAACACAATGGGATGAACAAGTATTTAGTGCAGTAAATGGCTTTCCAAGAACAGTTACTTTTCATGAACAAAGATTATTTTTTGGTGGAGTTACATCTTTACCTGATGGAATACAAGCAAGTAAAGTAGCAGACTTTTTTAATTTTGATGTAGGAGATGCAGAAGATGCAGATTCAGTACAAATACAAATAGCATCAGATCAAATAAATGAAATAAGACATTTAGTTTCTTCAAAAGTATTAGAAATATTTACAAGCACAGGAGAGTTTTTTTTAAAAGCACAAGTATCTAAACCTATTACACCAACTAATATACAAATAATAAGACAATCAAGTTTAGGCATTCAAGCAAAGTCTATGCCAAAAAGATTTGATGGTGCAACAATATTTATACAAAATAATGGTAAAACAGTTAGAGAGTTTTTCTTTAATAGTGGATCAGAGGAATTTACTTCTAATAGTATTTCTCTACTTAGCTCCCACTTGATAAGTACACCTGTTGATTCTGCAACTATTACTTCTGTAGGAGATAGAACTGAACAGTTTTATTTCTTAGTAAATAGTGATGGAACAATGGGTGTATTTACATCACAACGAGCAGAAAAAATTGCAGGATGGGTTCTTTGGGAAACTGATGGTACATATGAATCTGTCGCTTGTACTACAGGAAATATATATGCAGTAGTAAAAAGAACAATAAATGGAAGTGATGTTTATAATTTAGAACAATTTTCTAATACATCTTTTGATATACCAACAGATTGCACAACAACAAAAACATTATCAGGAAGTTATCAACCACATGGTACTCCATTAGTAAATGGTGCTTTTACATCTACAACAACCTTTATAGCTGATGGTTTTACAAATGCTCCAAGTCAAGGAGAAACATTCCAGTTTGGAGGAACAGGTACAACCTTTACTATACAAAGTGCAACTGCTACGAGTAATGCAGGAGAATTTACTATAGTTACTAATACAGCATCTTCACAATCAGATAACACAGCATTACAATTTGTTACAAGTAAAGTATTTTCAGGATTAAATACAACACCTAATCTTGTAGGAAAAACAGTTCATGCAACTTCAGGATCAACTGAGGGTGGCAATATATTTTATTTTGGAAATGGTCTTGTGGATTCTAATGGTAATGTTACATTTGATACACCTATTAGTGCTTGTGATATAGGATTATTATATAGCCCAACTGTACATACTTTACCTATAGATGCGACTATTCAAGGTGGACAACTTACTGGTCATCCTAGAAAAATAGGTAAAGCTGTAGTAGAGTTATCTTCAACTTATAATATACAAATTAATTCTAATGATGTAATTCTAACAACAGTATCGTTAAATACATCTAGCGGTATAGAAAGTTTTACAGGTAAAAAAGAGGTATATGTGTTAGGTTATAGTTTAGAACCAAATTTAGAAATTAGTCAATCAGTACCAGTTCCTATGAGAATATTGGGCTTAACAACAGAGGTATATTTTTAATGTGTCATCCAGCAATATTTGTATCAATGGGGGCTAGTGCAGGAACAGCAGGAACACTAGCGGCAGTATCACAAATCGGTTTAATAGCTGGTGGTACAATGATGAGTATTAACGCTCAAAAACAAGCAATGATAGCTCAGCAACAACAAGCTGAGTTTCAAAAAAAACAATTTAAAATGCAGGCAGATGCGGCTGAGATAGAAACTATTCAAGCAGAAAATGATAGAAAAAGAAAATATTTATCACAACTTAATGAGAATAGAGCATTGTTTAGTAAAATGAGTATAACTACTGATTCTCCATCATATCGTGCTTTCTTAAAAGCAAATAAAGAAATAGTTAAAAAAGATTTACAAAGATTAAAATTAAAAGGAACAGAAAAAAGATTAGCGGCATTGTATGGTCAAACACAAGCTGATTTAACAGGTAGAGCGGCTGAATCTAAATTTAAAGCAAATAGATTACAAACTGTTGGTAGATCACTTATGGGTGCTTATCCAATAGCAAATGAAGCAGGATTTTTAGGATAATGGCATTAAAGAAAGAACAGACAGAAGTTAAATACTCTGAGATGATTGGAGTTAATAGAGGTAGTGGATTTGCCTCTTTAGCTGATGCATCACTTACACAAGCTAATGCTCTTAATAATTTAACTGCACAATTTGCAGATCAAAGTTTAAAAACATTACAAAAGTATGGAAAGAAGATAGGAGAAGAAGCGGCAGAAAATGCTGTATTCTCACAAGTAGAACAAGAAGTAACATTACCTGATGGCACAGTAGAAAAACAATTTGTTACTGGCCCTGTACCTGAATTAAAAATTGGTAAGTTTACAAATAAAAGTGCGGCAGAAGCATATGAAAAAAATATATTTAATAAGTATAAAGATGAGGTTCAATCAACAATTAGAAATATTATTATAGAAGAAAGAGCAAATGCTATTGCAGAAAATAGAAATGGAGATGGATTTAAAGAAATAGTTAATGCAAGAATAGAACCTATACTTACAGACTTAGAACCTAAATTTAAAACATTAGTTA